ACTTCAGAATTGATACTTAATACTGAGGTTTATAATCACCAATTTGTGAATAGACAAGCTATTGTTAAATCTGTTCCCACTGCTTTTGAAACAGAAATACAACCTAAAGACGAGGTTATAGTACACCATAATATATTTAGACGTTGGCACGATGTAAGGGGCAAAGAGAAGAATAGTAGAAGTTATTTTGATGAAGATACTTATATAGTAAAAGAAGATCAAATATTCTTATACAAAAGACAAGAGGAATGGAAGGCTACAAAAGGATATTGTTTTGTCCAACCTATAAAAGATACTAATTATCTCACAGAAGATATAGAAAAACCATGTGTTGGTAAGGTTATATATACAGATGGTAGTTATGAAGAAGGTGAATTAGTAGGATTTACGCCTTTCTCTACTTACGAGTTTATAATCGATGGCAAGAGATTATACAGAGTTATGACCCAATTTATTACAATTAAATATGAATATCAAGGAAACGAAGAAGCGTATAATCCAAGCTGGGCACAAGGCAGTTGATGAACTTATCAAAGTTGCTAAAGAAGCTATCGTCGATAATGGGGATGATATTACAGCAGACAGACTTAAGAACGCTGCCGCCACCAAAAAACTCGCCATCTTTGATGCTTTTGAAATACTCGATAGAATCCAAGCGGAAGAAAATCTTGTCGAAGGTAAACAACAGGATGAAAAAGAGAAGGTATTTAAAGGCTTTGCAGAAGGAAGATCGAAATAATGTATGAGCAAAGTCTAGTTAAAACAGTAGAACCTATAAGAAACACCACTATTACCCGTATGAATAGAGGTAAAAAGTGGAAGTATGGTTACAACAAAGAACACGATATAATAGTGTTGTCTCACAACGGAATTATAGGTAAGATAATAGAAATACAAAATTTAGTTATAGCGCTACCTAAGCCACCTAAAGAAATATACAAACACCAGAAGAACAAATGGGTGAAACAAGAGTACCCCAAAGAGTTACAAAGGATTAAGAATATATTCGATTGGAGGAGTTATCCGGAAGACAGTAAAGAAAAATGGTACGATTATATAGACGAGGAATTCAAACGAAGAGAAGAGGGTTTTTGGTTTACAAATAATGGTAAACCAACCTGGATAACTGGTACGCACTATATGTACTTACAATGGAGTAAAATTGATGTTGGAGCGCCAGATTTTAGAGAGGCAAATAGATTGTTCTTTATATTCTGGGAGGCTTGTAAAGCGGATAAAAGATGTTACGGTATGTGTTATCTTAAAAATAGACGATCTGGATTTTCTTTTATGTCATCAGCTGAAACAGTTAACTTAGCCACTATATCAAGTGATAGTAGATATGGTATACTATCTAAAACAGGTTCGGATGCGAAAAAGATGTTTACTGATAAAGTAGTTCCTATTAGTGTTAACTACCCGTTCTTTTTCAAACCAGTGCAAGATGGTATGGATAGACCTAAATCTGAGTTAGCCTACAGGGTGCCAGCTAGTAAATTTACAAGAAAAAAAATAACAGCTAACGAAAAGTTAGAAGAGATAAAGGGATTAGATACAACTGTTGATTGGAAGAATACTGGAGACAATAGTTATGATGGAGAAAAACTAAATCTACTAGTACATGATGAGGCTGGTAAGTGGGAAAGACCAGATAACATATTAAACAATTGGAGAGTTACTAAAACTTGTTTAAGATTAGGTAGTAGAATTGTAGGAAAATGCATGATGGGATCAACCTCTAATGCTTTAGACAAAGGTGGAAGTAACTTTAAAAAACTATACAATGCATCAGATGTCACGACAAGAAATAAGAATGGTCAAACAAAGTCTGGTTTATACTCTTTGTTTATCCCAATGGAGTGGAACTACGAGGGATTTATTGATGAGTACGGAATTCCAGTATTTGATAATCCAAGCGGGGATGTCCTCGACCCAGACGGTGAATTAATAGATTACGGAATTATAGAGCATTGGAACAACGAAGTCGAAGGATTAAAATCAGATCACGATGGATTAAATGAATTCTACAGACAATTCCCAAGAACCACAGAACATGCCTTTAGAGATGAGGCTAAAAATAGTATCTTCAACTTAGTTAAAATATACGAACAAATAGATTACAACGAGGAAGTTGGAAGAGCAACTATATCTACTGGAAATTTTCAATGGGTTAATGGTATAAAAGACACACAAGTTATATTCTATCCAGATCCAAAAGGTAGATTTAAAGTAAGTTGGTTTCCTCCATCCCACCTGCAAAATAAAATCATCATAAAAAATAGTATAAGATATCCCGGGAACGAACACATGGGAGCTTTTGGATGTGATAGTTACGATATATCAGGAACCGTAGATGGTAAAGGATCAAACGGAGCTTTACATGGATTAACAAAGTTTTCAATGGAAGATGCACCTCCAAACCACATGTTTCTAGAGTACGTGGCAAGACCACCAACTGCTGATATATTTTTTGAGGATATATTAATGGCGTTAGTTTTTTATGGTATGCCACTACTTTGTGAAAATAATAAACCTAGATTATTATATCATTTAAGAAGAAGAGGATATAGAGGATACTCGATGAATAGACCAGATAAACTTTGGAATAAGTTGTCTGTAACAGAAAAAGAAATAGGTGGAATACCTAACTCAAGTGAAGATATAAAACAAGCACACGCGGCTGCTATTGAGATGTATATACAAAGTCACGTAGGTCATTTAGGTGATGGAAGTTATGGGGATATATACTTTAATAGAACACTAAACGATTGGAGTAGATTTGATATAAACAAACGAACAAAATTTGATGCAACGATTAGTTCTGGTTTAGCTATAATGGCTTGTAATAGACATTTATATAGACCGAACGCAAGGATTGAAAAACCAAAATTAAACATAAGCATAGCTAAGTATTCGAACAAGGGTGGTGCTTCAAAGATAATAAAAAATTAATATGAGGGAGTTTCCAAGTCAAGTAGTTAGCGATGTAGAAAAAATAAGTTTTGAATATGGACTTAAAATAGCTCAAGCTATTGAGGGTGAGTGGTTTGATACTAGTAACAACAATAATAGATACGCATATAATCACGCTAATTTTCACAACTTAAGATTGTATGCTCGTGGAGAACAGTCAATACAAAAATATAAAGATGAGTTATCTATAAACGGTGACTTAAGTTACTTAAACTTAGACTGGAAGCCAGTTCCGATTATACCTAAATTTGTAGATATAGTTGTAAATGGAATAGCAGAAAGAATATTTCACGTAAAAGCATCTTCACAAGATCCTTTTGGTGTTAGCAAACGGACTAAATATCTAGATGCTATAACGGAAGATATGAGAAGCAAAGATTTAAAGAAGTTTATACAAGAAAATTATGGGTTGGATTTATTCACCACAAGTCCAAGTAAACTTCCAGACTCACAAGAAGAACTAGACTTACACATGCAACTTAATTATAAGCAAGCGGTGGAGATAGCTGAAGAACAAGCTTTAAATACTTTGTTAAAAGGTAATAAGTATGAATTAATATCAAGGAGGTTTTACTACGATCTTACTGTTTTAGGTATAGGTGCTGTAAAAACCTCTTTTAATACATCAGAGGGTATAGTTATAGATTATGTTGATCCAGCTAATTTAGTTCATTCTTACACAGACTCGCCTTATTTTGAGGATATTTATTATGTCGGTGAAGTAAAAAGTATTCCTGTAAATGAACTAGTTAAACAATTTCCACATCTTAGTGTAGAAGAACTAGAAGAAATTGTTAGTAGAAACGGTCAGAATTCAGGACGATATACTGGTATACGTGGAAACAACAAAGACAAAAACAAAGTTCAAATCTTGTATTTTAACTACAAGACATATATGAACGAGGTTTATAAAATGAAGGAACTAGCTACAGGTGCAGATAAAGTTATAGAAAAAGATGATTCTTTCAATCCGGGAGATAACGAAAACTTTAGTAAGCAATCAAAATCTATAGAGTGTTTGTACGAAGGGGCTTTAATCCTCGGTACAGATAAGTTAATAAAATGGGAAATGTCTAAAAATATGATGCGTCCTAAAAGTGATTACACTAAAGTAAAAATGAACTACTCTATTGTTGCTCCTAGAATGTACGAGGGAAGAATAGAATCTTTAGTTAGTAGAATAACGGGTTTCGCGGATATGATACAGTTGACACACTTGAAGTTACAACAAGTGATGTCTAGAATGACTCCTGATGGAGTTTATTTGGATGCGGATGGGTTAGCGG